TGGGAAGAAGATTTCGCCGCCGGCGTAGCTGCCAGCTTGGGATCTTTGACCACACCAATATTAGACGGTGGCATGGCAGCAGCATGCACAGCGCTTGCTACAGCAGTTGGTCTGGCGCTAAGTGAATCTGTGTTTGTAAAGTAAGGAGAGAAACATGTCATGTCTTGAAGGTGCAATACCACCCATCGTTCTCGCATTCACTGCAGTTATCCCAGATTTAGAATTTGCGCTCTCTTTGAGCCCTCCTGATATACCCTTTGCCATACCTAATATGATATTGGCAGTTTTGCTCCCTGAGCTAGGTCTGCCTGCCATTGCACTAAATGCAGATTTAACGTTTGACATACCAGCACCTGTCCTAGAGTTAGGCTTTGATGTTGATATCATAATCGAAACAATCACAGCTATAATAGAACTTGTTATCGGCCTGGCAACAATTCCTATAGGAATGATTGACTTATTTCTCCAAGTTCCGCCTGAGGTTCCCACACCAGAGATCATCCTTGAGTTACTTTTAGCAGCAATACCATCCTTTGTAATGCCAGATGCTGCTCTTGCACTAGTAGGGTGTCTAGCAGAGCCTTTAGGAGTCTCAGGCCTCTTGTAGAATGATGAAATTAAATGATATAGCAAATATTACTGACAGCATAGCAAATAGATTATCATACCACCTAAACATAAAAAAACCTTCTCAAGATATCGAGAATCATCTTTCAAGTAGGCTTAAAAAGTGTTTGAGCTGCCCACATTTGGTTGAGAGATCGTTTGAATTTAAGATTATTAAAAAAACTATAAATTTTTGTGATAAGTGCAAGTGTATATTTCCTGCGCTAATATTTTCATATAAGAAAAAATGCCCTGAAGGTAAGTGGGACGCAATACCTGACGATGTGACATAGCATCCTGTCGATAGTTGCAGTATCAATCTTTAACGACTGATTTTGTCACGTTACGATTGTGTAGGTAACTGTCTTCTTAATTAAAGCGGGATTGAATATGGCATCATCATTATCTGATATTGAAAAAAAGATAAAAAACATCGATGAGCACATCGTGCTGTCTTTAAATATTTTAAAATATGCACAAAATAAAGGAACAGCAGGTACTGTAAAGCTGGCAAATGGTTTTATGGAGTACGAAACTGCAGCAAAAATTCTTGATATGAAACCATCATCAGGTGAGTCTATAAAGATATCAGCTGAAATATGCAGAGCTAATCCAGATGATGCTGTTTCAAAGACAGCAATATCTTTAATTGATAAAATTGTCGATGGCCCGTGGTCTGACTGGATTGTTTTGCGGTCTAAATAGTAGTTTAAATTATATGAGTTTGAATTTTAAATGATTTTATATGTGCCGCCATTTCCCAGTCTGTTATATTTAGTTACAGGTGTGATTTATGGCAGTGTATGACTTTAAAAGCGTCGGTGACAAAGTTGACTCTAGAAAATATACAGAAGTATTAGATCCAAGCCCTATTGGGATAAAAACTCCACTTGAGTTTGGGACTAGTCGTTCTGGTTTACTAGAGATGCATTTTACAAACGCTGGACAGATTAAAGATAACTTTAGAAATCTAGTTCAAACAAACTTTGGAGAACGTGTCGGACTCTACTCTTTTGGTGCAAATCTTATTGAACTTGTTGGCGAGTTAGCAAGTAAAGAAGACTTCGACTCAGAAGCAATGTTAAGAATTAAAAATGCAGCCACTAGATGGATGCCATTTGTTGAGTTAGAAACGTTTGAATCAACTTTTGTTGATCCAGCAGACACGGCATCCGGCTTGGCACATATAGTTATGACTATAACGTACAGTGTTGTAAAACTATCTATTATAAAAGACCAGATACAGGTCACAGTTATTGCAATGGGTTAAATAATGGCAGATGATTTAAGAGACAAACTTAAGAGAAAACAGACTAGATCTTACCTTAACAAAGACTTCGATGGCTTTAAGAGTGATTTATTACTCTATGCTAGAACTTTTTTTGGCGATCAAATACAAGACTTTTCAGAGCCTAGTGTCGGCGGCATGTTTCTTGACATGGCTGCTTATGTGGGTGATGTAATGAGTTATTATCTAGATCACCAGTTAAGTGAGTTAAATGTTGAAACTGCAGTTGAAACAAAAAACTTAGAAAAGATTATTAGATCAGCAGGTGTTAAAATAACGGGCGCGTCACCCGCAATTGTTGACCTTGACTTTTATATTACAGTTCCTGCAGATCCTAACGACACAACCAAACCCAGGGCTTCAGCAATCCCAGTGATACAAGCAGGCACAGTTGTTTCATCAAACGGCGGAGTACTGTTTGAGCTTTTAGAAGATGTTGACTTTGCAGAAAAAGATTCTGAAGGTGTGTATCTCCACTTGTCAAAAGTAGCTTCTGTATCTTCTTCAGATTCAACTGTTGCAGCGTCTTATATACTAAAAAACAATAGAGGCTCCGGCCAAAAACAAGATGGGACAGCAAAGTCTGGAAGGATTATCGAAGAAAAGTTTAATATTCCAAATACATTTGTTGCATTCAGAACAGTCACATTAGGTAGTGACAATGTATCTGAAATATTATCAGTATCTGATACAGAAAAAAATAAATACTATGAAGTAGAATCGCTTTCACAAAATATCGTGTATAGTAGAGTACTGAACGTACAGTCAGATTCTTTTGAAGTCCCAGAAAATATAGAACTGCTTCCAGCCCCGTATAGATTTATAGTAAACTCAAGTAGGCAGACAGGTTTGTCAACAATAAGGTTCGGATCAGGCCAGGCAGATTCTTTAGACGATGATATTGTTCCAGACCCTAGTGAATTATCACTCCCATTATATGGTAAGCAAACATTTAGTAGATTTTCTATAGATCCTAATAATTTACTAAGAACATCAACATTAGGTGTGTCACCTCAAAATACAACAATTACAATTAGGTACCGTTCCGGCGGCGGCCTATCACATAATGTTGCTTCAAATACAATACGAAGTATAACAGGTTTATCAGTAAGGTTCGGCTCTGGCGCGGAGTCTACTGATATTGTCTCTGTTAGAGCATCCCTTGAAGTTAACAATCCGCAAGCAGCCCGTGGCGGCGAAAACCCTCCAACTTTAAATGAATTAAGATCACAAGTGCTATCTTCAAGATTTGCACAGTCTAGAATAGTTTCAAAAGAAGATCTAATCGCTAGAATCTATACAATGCCTTCAAACTTTGGCAGAGTTTTTAGAGTAGGTATTAGATCAAGCATACAAAACCCTTTAGCAACACAACTCTATATTATTAGTAGAAATAAAAAGGGTCAACTTGCTGTATCCCCAGATTCACTAAAAGAAAATTTAGTGACGTTTATAAATCAGCATAGATTGATAGCGGATGCTGTTGATATACTTGACGTTCAAGTTGTGAATATCGGGCTAGATTATAATGTCTCAGTTGGTACGACTTACAATAAAAGAATAGTACTTCAGAATATTAACAATAAATTAAAGTTGTATCTTGATATCAAAAACTTTCAGGTTGATCAACCTGTAATAGTTACTGATTTAATGACAATCATACTTAATGAGTCCGGTGTAACATCCCTGGCCAACTTTGCAATGATAAATATTTCTGCAGATACACAGGGTAGGAATTATAGCAATATAATATATGACGCTTCATCATCTGGTCCAAACTATGATAGAGGTATTTTGTACGGACCACCTGGGTCAATATTTGAATGTCGCTACCCAGATGATGATATAATTGGAAATGCGCTCTAAGGTTTTTAAAAATGTATAGAATATTAACTGCTAGTAAAGACACATATATTACTAATAAGATTATCAACAATAGCTTTCGAGCAACAGATTCAAATGTCGGCCAAGCTGGAACATTAGATTTGTTCAAGCTTTATGCTGAATCTTCAACAGGATCAGACACTACACCTATTGAACTGTCTAGAATCTTAATTAAGTTTAATTTAGCACCGCTTAGAGAGCTTACAAGTAGCAACTTAGATATTTCCCATTCTTCTTTTAAGTGTACTTTAAAATTAACAGATGTCTATGGTGGGCAAACAACTCCATCAAACTTTAAGATGATTCTTTTTCCTGTTTCAAAATCTTTTGACGAGGGTATCGGTCGAGATGTTGTAAGTTTTGCTGACATAGGAGAGTCAAACTTCATCACTGCAAGTTCCGGTTCATCTTGGGCAGCAACAGGCGCAAACCATCAAGGATTTATTGATTCTGATAATGCAGACATAATATCATCAGGTTCTTTAGGTGACGGTACAGTAAATCTATTTAAAACACAGTCGTTTGAAAAAGGTACAGAAGATCTTGAGATAGACGTGACTAGTATTGTGTCTGCAACATTAAAAAATATTATTCCAGATCAAGGTTTTAGATTATCTTTTTCTGGAACTCAAGAAACAGATGCTGTTACAAGGTTTGTTAAGCGATTTGCTTCAAGACATGCTACAACTGTAGATAATAGACCAAAACTAATTGTTGCTTATGACGATGCTGTAATAGATCATCATAGAAATTTTTACTTTAATTTATCTGGTACTTTATTCTTAAACAATTATCATCATAATTCTCTTGCTAACATATTGTCAGGATCAAGCGGCTTACTACACGGTGTATCTGGTTCTGACTGTTTAGTCTTGAGAATAGAGTCTGGGAGTGTTAGTCAAAGTACATTCTTTACAAAAACTATCACAGCATCCCAACATAAGATAGGTGACAATTTTATTACAGGTGTATACTCAGCAACGTTTGCGCTGAATGAATTTACTGTAACACAATCTTTAAGAACAGAAATTTTGAATGCAGGCTCTGCAACATTTAGAGAATATTGGGGTTCACACGCAGGATATAATTTAGGTTATTATACTTCTAGTTTTGTTGTAAAGACAGTAGATCGATCAGCTTTCAGCAATGTCCCAAATAGACTTTTTGTCAATATTACTAATTTAAAATCTACGTATAGATCATTTGAGAAATCTAGATTCAGAGTGTTTGTAGAAGATCTTGGGAGAGAAATTAAGGCTGAAAAACTCCCATTAGAAACTGAAAGTGAGGTATACACAAGAATGTTTTATCGTGTAAGAGATTATGATTCAGGTAACATTATAATACCGTTTGAATCAGAATCAAATGGTACAAAATTATCAACTGATTCTAGTGGTTTATATTTTGACTTCTATATGGACTCTTTATCATCCGGCCGGTCGTATATCTTTGACTTTATAATAAAAGACGGCGGTATAGATCAAATCTTTACAGATGTACCAGCTAGATTTAGTGTGGATGAATAATGGCATCAGATCCCGTAAAAGACTTATTCAAGCCCAGACTTTTTGAAAAGCCCAATAGATCAACACGAGCAGGTTCTAGAAATGTTTCACTATCAGATTTAGCTGATAGATACTTCGGTAGTACAGGCTCATTTAGATTTGCAAGCCCCGTCGACGGCCTTATATCTACACAACAAATCAATTTAGACTATTCAAAATTTGAAAACCATACATTTTTTGATTCAGGCGTCTCTAAGGTTAACGTTGCTTTTGATAGGCTAATTAATCATTTTCCTTTTGACGGATCTAGAAAAGAAATTGAAGAATTTGTTGATTCGCTAACAGGGTTTGAAAATCATGTCTTTCAAATGTTTCCTAAACATGCAGGATACTTAAATTTCTCAGGCTCTGCTGTTTCAGAAATCAGCGCAGAATACGGAACTTATATCAAGGTCAAAGATGCTTCAGGTATAAATTTTCCAGATTTTTCATCAAATGCAACGGGGCAAAGTGCACTTGCACCAAAAAAATCGACATTTACAATTGATATGCACATCTTGGTTGCAGAAGTATCTAATAAAAATCAAATAATTTGTCAAATGATGCCAGACAATGTAAGAGACAGAGGCTTTGTACTTGCGCTAAGCGAGTCTAATGGTGCAACAAACTCTGCAGTTATATTTAGTGCTGTTTCAGGCTCAGCTGTCATTACAGCTAGCGGTTCTCTTGATAAGGGTTCGTGGCAAAGAGTTGTTGCGACTTACGACAGATCGCAAGGTGAGCATAATCTAAAATTATACGTTAATGAGTCTCTTGAAGACACGTCATTTTCTTATGACATGTCAGAGTTTTATCTACAAAACTCTACATTCACAATAGGCTCTGGGTCAACTATACAGACGGGATCAATTTCAAATACTGTAGATAATTTAAGATACTTTACCCCCCGCCAAACGTTCTCAGGCTCAATTGAAGACTTTAAACTCTTCCACTCAGCTAGAACTGTACCTCAGCAACAAGAAACAAAATTTAAAAATATTTATCCAGATGCTGTAAATGAACTTAAGCTATACTTTAAGTTTAATGAACCCACCGGGTCGCATGGCTTAGAAAGAGTTGTGTTAGATTGCTCAGGAAATTCTTTACACAGCTATATTGAAAATTATTCACAAGTGTTAAGACTTTCTAAGAGCTTCTATGGTGTTGACACTCCATCACCACTTTATGCAGAAGACATAATGGTTTCACCTGTTCTGTTTCCTAACTATTTTGAAGTTTCTAATCTTAATGAATCATTACTTTTAACTGGATCACTATATGATGAAAGCAATCCAAACTTGATAACGAGGTTAATACCAGATCATTACTTGCAAGATGGTCGTGACGTTCAGGGTCTCCCTGACGAAAATACTGGTATGCTTCAAGAAAATGTTTATGGTGGCGCATCTATCCCAGGATCTGGGAAAATAATGTCAGCTCAAATAATTACTGGACTCCTTCTAACATGGGGCAAATTTTTTGATGAATTAAAAATATTCATAGACGATTTTTCAAACATATTATATCCAGACTATGATTCAAACGTATCTGTCTCTGATAAATTTTTAATTTTTGCTTCTAGATATTATGGTATAAATCTACCTAGAATTTTTGAAGATCCATCTATTGCGCAGTATATAGACGGAGAAGACTTAGAAGTCGATCTATCGCGATCAGCTTCCTCTCTTCATCACGTTCAAAATCAGATCTGGCGCCGCATGCTGACAAATTTAAATGAAATAGTCAGAGCTAAAGGTACAATTCATGGTATCGAATCACTTATACGCACTATGGGTATTGAACCAAGAAATAACTTTAGAATAAGAGAATTCGGAGGCCCAAGCAAAAGACGACTTGTTGAGCTAAGAGAAGAAAGATCAGAAATAAGTACATTACTAGATTTCTCAGGAAGTCTTGCAGACTTCAGCAGTGTTGATCTTGAGTCTGTCGATGCGCAAGGACTGCTTAAGCCTGAATTTGGTTATATGCCTAGACTCCAGTCTTGCTTTTTATCAGCCTCAAGAGTTGAATCAGGTATTCCTGAAATCCAAGGTGCTTTTGCCAATCCAACACATGTGATGTTGTCTCGGGGGGTTACAGGAAGCTATGTACAAAGAGACGTTCAACACGGCTGGGGATACTCAGATGGTTATGAAGGCCCAGGTATTTCTAATAACCCTGACGACGGCTTGCTAACATCTGGATCTTGGACTTATGAGGCAATTTACAAATTTCCAGTGAGACCAACAGGTTCATATCATCTTACACAAAGCCTTATGCGGTTATGTGTCACAGGGACTACACAAGCACCTTCACAATCAATAATATGTAATCTAGTAGCATACTCAGGTTCAAGCAAGGTTACACTTTTTGCAAGACCTAAAGACAGTCTAGACCTGCAAGTAGCACCATTATTAAATCTACCCTTGACAGGTGTGAACATATTTGATGGCAAAAAGTGGAATGTTAGCTTCGGTCGTCATAGAAACGACTTACTAGGAAATCTTAAGTCCGGCTCCTGGTTTTTGCGAGTTGCCCGTCCTGAAGCGAACGGCGTCGTACGTCAATTCCATGCTTCCTCTACTTTTTATGTTGCAGAACCAAACTCCACAGCTGACCCAGGAGGCGTTCTTCAAAATAACACCGCTGTAAATACACACGGTGCATTTATTCTTATTGGCTCACAAAGCATCGGCTATCACTATCCAAGATTTTTACAGCATGAAGATTTTACAACAGACACAGAACTCATTGCAACTAGAG